TTGGAATGTGATCATAGATTTCACACAGAATGTATACTCAAATGGTTTCGATCAAAACAAGACACATGTCCCCTATGCAGAGAACACCCTTTGGTAAGACTTAAAGCACCAGATGTTTTTCATCGTGCAAAAACACTAATTGAAAAAGAGAAAAATGGATTAACATCAGATACATTCGTAAAAAATAAAATAGAAATTATTTCAGAATCAGAAAGAATGAGATTAATTCACGAAAAAGATTTGCTAAATCACACAGAGATATTCAAAAATGTAACCAAACCAAGAAAAGACGACATTCTCAGACGATACAGAATTTTGAGAAAGCAATTCAAAGACAAAAGTTCTCCTCTTTTGAAAGAACTTGACCAAATTGATGAAAAAGAACATGCAGAACGAAGACGTATACGAAAAGCAATACATCAAGAACAAAAGAGAAAAAGAGAAGCAATGAGAGATATTGGACTTCACAACATTGAAAGCCAGGCAAGACCCTCAACACCAATATCAACTAACTACACAAATACCTCAGAATCTTAACTTGTCTGAATTATTATAAACATTACTTGACTTACAAAATAACTGACTTCACTAATAACTGACTTCACTAATAACTGTCATCATTATCTACGAGCGACTGTAAAACTAAATCATCCGTGCAAAACCAGCTGGTGTTCACCATGTAACAAGACAAATTGGGGTCATCTGGACGTTCCGAATGAACAGTCCAGAGCGTCAACGGTTGTAACCTAGGAAATGCAGACGCATTTGAACTCATACTTATCTGGGAATTTACGACAAACGGACCACGACCAACAAGCAAACTCAGCAACCAAATCGACAGGTATTGAACAGCAACCATAATAAGAAACTAATAAGAAACTCATATGAAAAGCTTTAAATTCAAAAACATACTCACCAACTTGCTGAAGTGGAGAAGGAGATGTACTTTAGTTAGCTCACTTATTCTGAACATGACGCTAGATGAATTTTCTGTACGAATACAGTGAACACCAGCAGTATCCAAGTGCGCTAGACAGAAAATACGACTGATAAGCTCAGATGGTCCCTGAATTGGTCTTCACACTCTGACGATGAGTTCAACTTTTCGCCTTTGACGTCCCTCGTGTGGTAAAGGTATAACGGAGAACCCTGCACCCACATACATATCCTCAAGAACGTTGCTACGTTTGGTGTTCATGTACTGTGGATTTCCCAATTGAAAACATGGTGCCACTGGATCAACTTGCATGCGAACATTTCGTGCTTTCCTATTTACCTCGTTGACACGATAGGTTACACCTTTCACGAGCTCACCGATGACAAGTGAAGAGATGCTGACGCCCTGACCGGGTAACTTACCTCCGCGGTAGGGCGGATTCGCGTACACGTGAACAATGTTAAATGTAATCGTCTTTTCTTTGTCGAGGCGGGGCGAAAAATAACCGAACGCAAAGCCCACTCCATCAGGAATATTTTGTGGCTGACGAGCTGCACCGTCTTCTGCCTGTGACCATATTACTGAACAAAATACAGTTGTTGCCCCACTTGGTATATTTCCTTCATATTTGTTTTGGGTGTATGCGTGTGGTGGTGTAATATCCACTTGAGGTAATCGTCTGTGTTCTTCTTTCGTTTTCGCTACAAATGTCCGTCTATGTACGTCAGAAGCACTTTCAATTATGGGTAATAACCCAAACAATCTAAATTGTCGAGTACAATTGCCTTGTACTGATGTTGGGCTTCGTTTGCCGCATCCTTTACCACTACCCCATTGCGCAAGGGTGGCTTTTGCTTGATCACTGCGGACTACATGGCGCCCAAAAGCACGTATTTGAGGACCACATTGAACTTCTTGTGTTGCTCTTACTTTCCCTCGTGGGACAATAGTTTTGCTTCCACAATAAATCATTTTACTAACCCGGCACATTTTTTCATTATATGTTAACTTTAAAAAATACTAGTCCACAGCCCCTTCCTCGCATCCCAATTTAAATTCAAAAACATATTCACCACCATTCAAGCAACACTGACGAAGATCCTATCCCCATGTACTGTATCAATTTTCATGGGTTTGTACATGAATGCGTGGCCATCACCATGAGGGCGAATATCCCCATAGGCAATGACAATACAAACTGTCAAGTTCTTGTCCTTTGCTTTCTCTGCCATCTGGAGGTATTTTTTCTTGTTCTGTGATGGCGGCTGGATCTGTGCTCTGTTTAGGTCGAATTTGTCAACGTACCTGTGTGAGAACCCCTTGGTATGGTTGGCATAGCAGACAGACCCCAGCCACATACCATCTTCACTGAAATGGAAAGATGAGACAGATGAGGGGTGAGGCGTCCACAGCCCCTTCCTCGCATCCCAATTCGAAATGGGTTCGACGCCGAACTTCTCACACCAAAACCTGTCTGGAATTTGGCGTAACTCAAGCATCCCCGGGAATTTGAGAAATGCGTCACGGACCTCCGCCTCACGGACCTCCGCCTTATTGCATTCTTGATGAAGCAAAGTGTCGTATGAGTCGCCAGCCAAAATGTCATCGTGGTTCATCACTGCTTGACACACAGCCTTCGATACGACCCAACTGGATTTGGAAGGAAACACATGTGTATCTCAAAAGTCCCTCCGCCCTCTCCCCTTAGAAGAAGACCGACCCCTGAACGCATGTCGGTCGTGACTATCACGGACGCACAGTTGCGTGATGCGGCTTCGAAAGCACAGGACATGGCGGGCGAACTGAACAAATTGTTCGAGGACGTGCCTCTCCTACAGCTTCTACGCGAGGGACGCGTTTCTTTCTGCTACCATCCGTCGGTGATGAATGGATCACTCGGTGAGGCATACAAGAAGGGTACTATCGAATGGGCTCGTGACGGGGCTCTCGAGCAGCTGATGAAGATGCTCGACAAGGATGTACCCGGTAAGGCCCCTCAGTTTCGCGGAGGGACCCTTGGGAGCGTCTGGTTCGACGTCAATCTCACCGGCGGCAAGGGTAACTACCATCGCATCAAGCAGGTCCGCGTCACCCCTGTCAAAGATGATGAAACCGGGGAGTGGAACATCATTCTCGACAACACCTTTGACGAGACGTGGTGAAAGCGAATGCCTTGAACGATCTTCGTATCTTGTGGGAAAGCATCATGTTGCTAAAATTGCATTTCAGTTAGAACAGAGTCTGGATTCTAGTGAGTCTATCATACAGGTCCATGACTATTCAAACGACCCTGGTGGTGCTGGTATCCAACATACGTTTGACGTGACCATTTTCAACAGTTCAACCACTCAAGCTCTTACAAAACGAATACAATGCCTTGAAAAGGGCAACTCAGTAGAAATTGTAAGTGAACAAATAATGTCACCTATAACCGGATCGATAATGACACAGAAAGATATTTTGGATGATGTACACAATAAATATTTATTTGTTACGTGGCAAAATTAGTAATGGTCAATAAACTAATCGCAGAAAAAGATTTATACTTAAACGAACATGATTTGTACAAAGAAGAAGATAATGATGACGCAGTAATAGTATTTAAATAAAAGCCAATGAATAATTCATATGGACGTTGGTAGTGGTGAGATAAGGTATTCACACATAAATACAGGAACTACAATTGGTATCTTCTTCTTTTATTTGTGCAAACGTTATGTGCAAACGTGCCTTATTAAAGCATAATTTCTTTGTTTATATGAGATGACAGATATCAACAGGTCAGAAGAATGTCCCATTTGCTTTTCTAAAGAAGTAATGATAGGCAAATATTGTCACGGTTGTGACCATGAATTCTGTTTCAAATGCATTTCTTCATGGGTGACCGATCACAATGCAAGATGTCCATTATGCAATGGTGATGTATATGGAATCCATTCGCAAGATTCATCTATTTATCTGACGCCTCATTACGATAATTTTGGTATAGTTATAAAAGAAAACGGAAAATATACAGAACTTAATCAAGTGATAGAACGTGGAATTGCAGAACAATACAATCTAAAAATTGGTAATGTGATAATGATAAACAACAAATCTTCTTACTTGGAATGTTCAAAGGAACTCGAAATTGCACACACAAAAAAGAGGATGATAAAAATAGACATTATATCATCACAAACTCTCACACCAACTCCAACTCACACAACACCAATAAAATCAAATAATTGTCTGAATTTCCTCAAGCGTGTATGTCGAATCTCACCATAAATATTGATAGGCTTGCCAAGGATCGATTAATACCCCTGAGCGACTTCGCTTTAGCTCGTATAGACACTACGGGGAGTTTTCACTCGAATGGTCGCTCCTTTAGGACCCGACGATACGTGTTCGACGATGAAGTCGCCGTCGTCCTCTTCCTCTAATGCCCTTTTGCGTGGTGGTGGACTTGGTAGCTTCTCGCCCTCAGACATCTTCTTATTGATGAGGAAAACGATGGCGTCGTCATAGGTTTTCCCATTCATGCCACTGATTTTCCGTTGGTCTGTTAGGAATACGAGTGTCTTGCCCTCGAGACGGCAAACCCATTCATCAAATGAGTGCGTGGGTGTCAGAGATTTTGGAGCCATTCTGGGTCGCGCCTTGATTTGCCTCATGTACACTTCTGTACCCATCAAGGACCACAAGGGATTCCCCATGCCATATCTTCTTCTTTCTTTTCTAAAGTTTAAAGAAGAAAGAAGAAGATATGGCATGGGGTGAGGATGTCCAACCGCAGCCAGCGCGCGTAGGTACACATGTGTAATCAGTCAAACCCAACCGCGTCAAACCCAACCGCGTCAAACCCAACCGCGTCAAACCCAACCGCGTCAAACCCAACTTTGGCGACATGATGAGCGATTTGACGAAAAGAAACATGGAGACAAAGTGGACTTTCTACGAAGAGCCACTGAAGCTCGCTTCCTTGATAAAGTCATTTAAGTGTGTACAAGGAAGCCCGCGTATGAAATAATTTGAGAAATTTTCATCTAGGTCATCTTCGTAAGCTACGTCCTCACCCAAATCGCTCTCTTTGATATCGGGCGCCAGAATTGTACACGTGTGTACCTCGCACACTAACACATGTGTTCCCCCGTGGTCAAAGTCGGAGTTCACCAAAGCCAACGACGTTGACCGAGAGCTCGTGTTGAAAGCCCGCGCTCCCATGGACTCGCACGATGCACCCATCGCACACAATGCCGCCAACCGCATCCGAGTCGCATGGATTGGGTTGGTGGGGCGCCGCATTGCCGAGGCATGGCCCGAGGACGCCACCCTCGCGTTCCCCCCGCTGCACGCACCGTCGCCAGTGGCACGCAAGAACCCCCACAAGAACCCGCATCAGAGCAGACGGAAGAAGCATGAGCAGTACGCGCATCGGATGGAGATGCTCCACGTGGTGCTCGCGGAGTTCTACGACACGACGAGCTACGCGGGCGCCATCATCGATCCATCTGGTAAGGGGAAGATGGTTGTCGTCAACGCCACCAGTGCGGGTGCGGCGAGGGCCAAGGCCCAGAAGTTGTTCAAGGGCCTGAACGTCGACATTTGCAACGTCTGTCCTCTGCACGTCGATCGAGTGATTAACACGTACTACTACGGTCACCCACCGGGCGAGTGATCTAATGCCCACCGTGCGATCCGTGCTGCTTGTCATCGCGGTCCGACTCGCCCTAGCCGCAGGAGGGCGAGGTGCGACTTGACTCCAAATGTTTTCGCGTATTTTTTTCTCTTTATTTATAAATGGACATAGTGATCGGTCCTGACAAGCTACTACATAAATCAAATCCTTTGAAGGGAAATTTTTATTAAAGGGAAATTTTTATTAAAGGGAATTTTTCAGACCATCAAGACAAATGCTTACATACTCCGAAATAATAAGCCTCATTGAAGGAAAAACATTTGAACTTCCACACACTTCTAAACACATTGCAGTTCTTATGAATGGATCAAATATTGAAGGGTTGTTTCTCAACCAATACGCAGTGCACGCAGAAGAACTTGCAGTTTCATTTTTTGTAGCACACAACAGGCGAATTAAAAAACCAAGACTCTACATAACCCGTAAAAGTCCTGTAAACAAGATGTCAAGGCCCTGCAAACACTGTTGTGGCTTACTGAAACGCTTTCCTAAAATAAGAGTTTTCTATACTAATGAAGAAGGACAATGGGTTGAAGAAGAAAGTTTTGATGCAAATCACATTTCTCACCGCAGAAAAGAATGTGGGTTCTTCACACGAGTAAATGTCGGCTAATAGGCACTTATAAATAAAGTGTATGTTTTTTCTTCGCGATTCAACATATCAGTGCAAGGACAGTGAATTCCTATTAAAGGTAATATTTAATGATAATTATATAACTATGCCATCAAGTTGGTCAGCGTTTTTTTTCAATTAAAGAAACATTTCCCCAAGAAGTAGTGTGCACATGTCACAGCTTTACAAAGAAGCCCGGATTTGTGAGTGTGGATACACAACCAGTCGGAGAGACGCCTGGAGTACACATAAAAAAAGGTGTCATATAATGATAACTGCACCCGGAGACGCCTGAAACTCATAACACCTGACGGCCTTGCCGACAAGTTGGTCAGACTTTTTGGGCCTTGCAACAAAAATATTTTGGAGGTTCAAAAAAAATTCCCAAAAGTATTTTTGTAAAAATATTTTTTGAGTTTTTTATTTTCCCTTGCCCCCCCCCCCTTCTTTTCTTCGCGATATCTTATAAAATGTTATATTATAGTGTATTTTGGTAGGAGAAATACGAATGAACCTTATAACAGAAGGAAAATATGGGATCAAAAAAAGATCAAAAAAGATCAAAAAAATATTTGATCCTTTTGATCCTATATTAAAGGTAAATAAATGTACGATATTAGTAAGATGCCGACTAAGACTTATCAAAAGGCTCGTGAGTGTGAGTGTGGTTACAATACCTTAGTCATTGCCAACTGGTCTTATCATAAAAAGACTTGTAGAGGAATTGATAAGACTTGTAGAGGAATTGGAGAAACACAACAATTGAAGAACCAGGTGGCGTCACTGGAAAAACAATTGGAAGTAAAGGATCGTCAGATAGCAGAGCAAGCAGAAGAGATCAAGTTATTAATTAAGAAGCCGAGGACTGTGAACAACAACACCACCAATAATAACAAATATGTGGTGGAGCAACAC